GATAGATATTCGGATTTTGGCAACGGCAATTCCTTCATAAGTTCTTGACTAAGTTCCGCTTCATATATTCTCTTAAGTTCATTAAATACAGCCTTACGGGCAATGGCGCGTTTAAGCCAAACACCAATATTATTGTAAAGTCGCGTAAAAATATCTTCCATGATTACCATCAAGATTTTACCAAAAGCCTTGAAAAGTTCGATTGAGATGTCAAGGCCTGTCTTGATTCCAGACTTCCAGTCCGACCACAGAAACTTGACGAAAGCTACCGCAATGTCCTTCACGTAAAGGACATACTCTACGAAAGTAACTGCCCATCTTTCGATAGTGTCCCGATTATCCCTAAAAACATCTCCAAGTGCCTTTATGTCAGGTGCAAGATGTTTTCCCATTACTTGTGCGACGCTGACGATATTGTTCCAGACAATCTTCATTTGGGCAGCAAACGATTTCAATTGTATGTCCTTAACACGTTGCATTACATCTTTCATTTTAAGCAATTTCTTCAAATATTCATCAACTGCATCAGCCGTTCCAAGTAGTGGTAAGATTGCCTTTTGTGCAAGCTTGGAAAATCCAAGCATCTCCAAAGTAGCGGCTTTCTGTGTGACACCCATCGGATCTAAAAGATTCGTCAAATCACGTATAATATCTGCTAATGGCCTCAATCTTTTCTTAGAATTTTCAATTTCGATTCCAAAATCCTTCCAGACCTTCCTATTACTTATAAAACCACCAATCATCAATCGCAACATGCGTCCAAACAAGTCTCCACCTTCAAATGACTTCTTACTTTGGTCTGCGAATGCAGCCAGCACGGCAACACCCTCTTCCAATTCTATATGATACGCCTTCATGTCTGGGCCGGCTCTCATTAAAGCCTCAGCATATTGTTGAGTGCTTGCATTCGCAAGCGTATTCGCACCAATCAGAACATTCTGAATCCTCGTCATGTTTTTCATGTTCTGCTGGACATCTTTGACAGTCATTCCCAAAGCACTCTGGGCATCGGTAACCAAATCAGTTGCGAGGGCCATATCAAAAGCGCCTGCTGCCGCAAAATCTTCCATTGTTCCTAAAGCCGCAATTGATTGTTCTGCCGACAATCCCGCAGATGCAAGATAGAAGTATGCTTTCGCCAAATCGGTTGCACTTGTAATACTTCGTAATGAAATCTCTTGTGCAACACGCATCATCTTGTTTCTAACTTTTTCAGTTATGCCGGACATAATAGCAATAGATTTCTGCATCGCATCGTCGAAACTCGCAAATGATTTAACAGCCAAAGTGGCAATCCCAAGAAAGGCCCATTTAGCATAACGCAATATTTTATGAAAAGCCTTTTGGAAAGAAGATACCAACATGCCAGACATCTTTCCAAAAAGACTGCCCATCCCACTAACAGTTTTTGAAACCAAACTTTTAGCTCTAACAAGTTGTCGTTTCAACATACTGTCATCAAGTATAATTTCAACGCTTGCAGTAAGAAAATTCATTTCGTCAATTCTTTCTCAATCTTAAAGCATTCCAAAATTCGATTAAAAGTCTCTTTCACTTCGCCGGCAGGGACATGCAGCTTGACGACATCCAACACCGCAGCGTAGTCGAGATCAATTATGTCACCAAAACCAGTCATTCGCACTTGATTGCGGACGAGCGAATACAAATTATATGTGATAATGTTGTGTTCATCCAATTTTACATAGCAGTTATCGCAAGGTGGTTCCAAATCTCTCTCAGCGTGAAGCTCTATGCAGATTCCGCAATCGGGTTTTCCAAGCTGCCATCGGATGAACTCTTCGAGTTTTTTAGTCTCGCCTTTTCAAGACTTTCGTTCGCCTCGACCAATTCGTTCAAGGAATCGACGATAAACTTCACAAAGTCGGTCACTTTCATCATCTTGACTTTATTCTCTGCCGTGCATTCCAATTGTTTTCCATCGAGTGACACTTCGCTCCAGTCAACGATACAGAAATCCCAGCGTAGGCGTGAAGCCATCTTAGTGTCCTCTTTCTTGTCTTCGACTACGACGCCGCGGCTGACTTTCTTTTTCGTCTTAACAGTCAATCTCTCAATCCTGTCAATTTCGTCAATCGAAAGCTCACGCAAGCAGACTCCGCCCGCTGATTCGTCGTCAGGATTAAAATAAAACCACGTTCCCGGATTTTCTGACTTAAAGTTTGGCATTTTTAGCTCCTTTCTCTTTCAATTTATAATTTTAGTCTAAGCCAAGCATTGCGATGTCATAAGTAATTGTGCCGGACGTCTTTGAAGCAAGCTTCAAATTCTTGTTAGTAGTAGTGTCGATTCCTGCGGCTGTCGGACAAGTCCATAGAAATATGCCGCCGGGTGGCAGTTCAATAATATCACTCGGATCGGCACAAATGCCAATAGCCGTATCAGCAGTACCCAGTATTTCCAACGTCAAAGAAGCATGCGTATTCTTGATGTACAGAAGCTTAATAGCCTCCATAGTTAAAGCATCACCAAAGGCTGTCGTTTCCGAACCACCTTCGTACACATCGATAGTCTCACCTGTATCGTCAGTAGATCGCTGATCGTGGAACAACACGTTAGCAGCATTCGCACCTGTACCAAACGACCAGTCGATACCGGAATCTATATTCAACTCATCGAGAATAGAATTCAAATTCAAATCTTTCGTATGTCGCAAAGCAATGACAACATTACTTTTTCCTGTTAAACCAGAACTCGCCATAATTATCTCCTTTTAATAAGATATTTTTATTTCAATTAATAAGTCGGTTTCATCTTACCACTTATCTTAAACGTGCAAGTGAACGTACCAATGCCGGACTTATCATGCGTAACATTGTCATAGTTAGTCACAGTCGCATAACTCGCCGGCGTTGTCGTGCTATCAGGCGTCATATAGATACTGTCAGTCACACTAAGGTACAATTTCAGATCAGTTATCTGAGAGCCATCATCAAATTTCGTCTTTAGCAACTGCTGACCGGCATCCTGACTCATCAAATAGTTACCTGTTATCGTGACTTCTCCGCCTGTTATCTGAAGCGGAATGTCGGTCTTAATCTCGTCGTTAAACTCGTCAGTCTCTTGCATTGCCCGTGTGCTTCCCGAATAAGACCAAGTTGCACCACCGGCGATTCGAGTCGAGCCGATATAGATGTCCCCTTTGTAACCTGCTTTCGGATAATATTTAGTCATAACTATTCTCCTTTAATTTAGAGTTCACCCAATAAGATCCGATATGTGGTATTGTACTGCCACACATCTTCAATTCGAGTTAAATTTGAATTCTCCCGAACCATGTAAATAGTTTCGTAGTTATCAATCGTCAATTCGTGAAAGTCGAACGCATCTTTGAGCAAGTCGAACAAAGTGCAAATCTCTGCTGGGCTGCTTTCGTCACTAAACAAGTTGAATTGGAGCAAACAATTCTCGACATTCTCGGAGAATGTCCAGTCGGCATCATCGCTAATCAATTGAAACACACAATATGGAGATACGGCATCCTGCGGCGCTTGCGTGTTGTACAGCCCAGTCAGTGAACCTGAAAGTGCTGCGGCGTTATATCTCATCATTATTGCTGTGAATAAATCCGTCACGCTATGTTCCCTTAAAAATCTTTTTAATTTTACCCCAATTTGTCTCTAATCCTTTACGCAATGGGGCAAATGCTGCCATTTTATAAGTGCCCATTTCCAAATATGGAAAATATTCAACATTACTTCCAACAATCGCCCTATTTTTTTCGATTATATGAGTTATGCTGCGTCTTGCTGTGCCTGTGTGTGGTGACTTTGGATTTTTTGGGGGACGTGATGCCAATCTCGGACAAAATTGTTTTGCAGATCGTTCGACGAGCAAAGCAGAAAGCGTAAGTTTCTGCCTGATTCGCCGGTCAGATTCATTCAAAACACCTCTTGTGTTATCTTTTATCGACATCTTATACCATTTATGTGTTTCTAACAGCTTCTACGTTCGTTTTTAGGCCGTCTGACGCTGCCCAGGGTCGATTTTCTTGCCTTAGGGCGTAGTTTTGTACTGATTTCTAATTTTAACGCGTCTGGACTCATTCTATCAATTTCAAATCAACACTCATATATCTGTCAGAAACATCAACATTCACAATATCAACAACTTCGTAGGTCTTGTTATTATACTGCACTTCGTCCTTTATGTTTATGTCAACAATCCTGCAAAACATCTTAGCGTCTCTGAAGTATGTGTTCTTCTCAAAGAATATCTTCTCACTGCCGCGTTTCCAATTTATCCTGCAAGGAAGATTATTATGCAGGACATTCCGAACTTCTGTCCAACCGCCAAGTGCATCGGTGGTCTTGATTATTCTGAACACATTTACTTTTACGTTTAGTTGCAGCATCTATGCTACTCCAAACATCGGTTTCTTTCTAATGTAGTTACGCAGAATCCTATCAGCCTCTTGTATGCCAGTCAGGTATTTCTTGTCTCCGCGGGACTGAGCCATATCGCCGAGCTTCTCCGAAACGAAATCATCGTACTTCGTGTAAAGCGTTTCGTCATTCTCATAGCGACAAAGGATAACCGCAGCACGTTTGA